TATCGAGATGTGCGTGGCGATAGCTGAGGGTGTCAAGTGGTTTGGCTGGCAATGCACCAAAGGAAAGATACTATACGTCAACCTAGAGCTTGACAGAGCATCTTGTCTGCACCGTTTCAAGGACGTGTACACCGCAATGCACCTAGAGCCTGATAACCTCAACAGCATAGACATATGGAATCTGAGAGGTCACAGCGTACCAATGGACAAGCTTGCACCAAAGCTTATACGCCGAGCAAGCAAGAAGAATTACATTGCTGTAATAATAGACCCTATCTACAAGGTCATAACAGGCGACGAGAACTCAGCAGACCAAATGGCGCACTTCTGCAACCAGTTTGACAAGGTATGCACAGAGCTTGGCTGTGCGGTCATATACTGCCACCACCACTCAAAGGGAGCGCAGGGCGGTAAGCGTTCAATGGACAGAGCCAGCGGTTCAGGAGTATTCGCCCGTGACCCTGACGCACTTCTTGACCTTTCAGAGCTTGACATTTCAGACAGCCTTTACAAGCAGCAGGAGGACGAAACTGTTTGCCGTATCTGTGAGAACTGGATGAGGAGATTTTACAGAAATACTGATGATCTTTGTTCACAGGACGATCTTGTTACGCCGTCAAAAATGCTTGAGATAACGCACAAGCACCTGCACCCGAACTCATACAAGCTTATGATGACCGACATAGATAAGGCTAAGCTTGCGGTAAGAAACCGCACAGCATGGCGTATAGAGGGTACTCTGAGAGAGTTCCCGAAATTTGCTCCCCTCAATATGTGGTTTGATTATCCTGTTCACAGAGAGGATACTGTGGGCGTGCTTAAAGACTGCGAGGTAGAGGACATCGCACCGAATTGGAAAAAGAATTTCAGCAAGAAGAAGACCAATGAAGACCGCAGCAAGGAGCGCAAGGAGAGCATTGAAACAGCTTTCAGCGGTGTGCAGGAGAACGGCAAGTGCCGCATTTCTGAGCTGGCGGAGTACATAGGAAAGAGCGAAAAGACCGTTGGAAGATACCTCAAAGAGCATGGTGGCTTTTGGATAGAAGAGGGAGAATGCGGCTTAAAAGCTCAGTAGACAGACAAGACAAAATCGAATTTTTGAACTTTAGACAGACAGAAAAAAAATCGAAAAGTGTCAGGACAAAATCGAACTTTTTTCTTGTCGGACAATATCGAAAATTACCGAGTTTGTCGGACGGACAGACAAATCTATTATTATAAACAATACTTTTTGTCGGGGGCTTGAAACTGCCCCGACGAAAAAGTAATCAGAATAATGACGCACGAGAGGAGCACACGCAGATGAAAGCAACAAGAAGTAAGGCAAGGCAAGACGTTGTTAATGCAGCTAAGAAAATGCCACCGCTTTTTCATAAGCTGCCTAATGAAGATTTCGACTATCGAAAATCACGCACGCTTTGGTGGCTCGTGAAACAGCCGCAGGTACTCAAATACATTTGGGATATGGTCAAACAGTCGGGAGCATTGGTGTATGATGACAAGTCACACAAGTGGCACGGAGTAGATTTCAAATGCGAGGAGGAAGATGATGACTGAATTTTTTATGGCAATGATACCGCCGACAGCTACAGCACAGGAACACAAGGTGGCGGTAAGAAACGGCAAGCCAATATTTTATGATCCACCCGAAGTCAAGGAGGCAAAAGAAAAGCTCACGGCAAACCTTGCAAGGCACAGACCGCCTGAGAAATACATCTGTGGGATAAGGCTCATAACAAAGTGGCTGTTTCCAAATGACGGCAAACACAAGGACGGAGAGTACAAGATCAGCAAGCCTGACACAGACAACCTGCAGAAGATGTTCAAGGACTGCATGACACTATGCGGCTTTTGGACTGACGACCAGCTTGTGGCGAGTGAGATATGCGAGAAGTTTTGGGCGAACACGCCTGGCATTTATGTGAGGATAGAGGAGCTATGACGATACACGAAGTAAAGAAAAGTCTTGGACGCAGGGTAAGCTACAACGGCTCTGATTGCTACGAACTGACAGGGTGCATTATCCGCAAGAGCAGTAAGACAGGTCAGTTCTTCTATCAGGCAGAGATCGCTGACAAGACTTGTGGCAATACGTTGGTGTATTGTAGGCTGGAAGAGTTGAGGTGTGAGAATGAAACACACTGACCACACCCTCTGTTGGCACTGCCGCCACGCAGTACCGACAAAGGATAAGATAACAGGAGAATACCTCACAGGCTGTGCATGGTCCATAGACCGCAGACCTGTTGAGGGTTGGAGGACGTGTCAGCACAGAATGTATGAGGCGCAAAAGGGTGGTATGATACATTCGTATACGGTGACTGAGTGCCCTGAATTTGAGGAGGGATAACATGGTAAAAATCAAACCCGAATACATATTTCCGCTCCTGCTGATTTTGCTAGACGTGGGAGCGGCGGTTACATACGCCGTGCAAAAGGACTACAAAAAGGCTGTCTACTGGTTAGCAGCGGCTGTGTTAAATGTGACGGTAACTTTTTAGGAGGGAGAAAAGTGACAAAAGCTGAAAAAGCCAAAAACCTGCGCTATAAGAAAGCAATTGTATCGCAGCTCAATTTTGAGGAAATAACATCTCAGCTATACGACATCAGTTCCGTTTGTGAGGAATACCAGTATTACTTCAGCAGCGATGATGATACGCTTCTCAACGCACTTGACGGAGATGACGAGCAGGAACAGGAATTTAAAATGATGTTTTCAGACCTTTCATATGAGTGTGATAGTTTGAGGGACATTCTCAATGATACCTATGTATCAGAACATTTTGACGATTTTTTTGTCGGAATAATGCTAAACGGAAATAGTCCGTTCAAGTGCTATGGATATGATAGCTTTGAAGAAGATTACTTTGCACTTTCGTCATATGACACGAAATGTGCATCAGGTGAGAGCGCAAAGAGACTTAAACGTCTTACGAAGGACGAGCTGCTGTCCGTTTGTGGACAATGCTTTGGGCTTGCAGTGTCTTACCTCAACGTCCAATACAAATATGACTATTTGAAAGCTGCTTTTGATATCTTGAAAGACCAAAATACCTCATATTTGCAGATCATAAAGGACATTGAAACGGCATATGACAAAGCGGACGCAAAAGACTGGTATGAATACAACACCGAAGTGAGAGCGTTTGATAAGCTTGTTGGAAGTTTCGACGAATATAGCAAAATCTGGCTTGAATAATGAGGAGGTATAACATATGGCAAGATACATCAATGCAGACAATCTGATTAACGAATTATCAGCGGCGTGTATGCCGATATACGAAAAGGGCATAACAGGCATTCTGGGTGATAACAGCAGCATTGCCGATATAATCAACGAACAGCCTACCGCAGACGTGCAGGAAGTCAAACATGGAAAATGGAAACCTATGTTTATGGTTGTAGCCTACGAATACGCCGGGAAAACTTTTGATTTTAGAGGTATAAAATGTTCAGAATGTGGAAAAGAAATTATTTCTTTAATTCATGAATCATTTCGGCCAAAGCCTAACTACTGCCCTTGCTGCGGTGCAAGAATGGACGGTGTTGCTAATGGCTGACCTTATGACCATGTCACGCCTGAAAGCCTACCGCAGGAACGCCTCAGCCATTGAGGACATCAAGGCGGAGCTTTCAGGCAAGTACGTTGCCGACACTATCAGCGTATGCACGCCGCCGTCCTATACACCACACAGCACACGCATAGACGGCTTCTTGCCAAGCGGCGATACGCTTTCATTGCTGTGCGAGCAGGCACGGTTAGAGCGTGAGCAGAGGACTGTGGAGGAGTTTATCAAGGGGATAGAGGACTATCAGACACGGCGAATGTTCGTGCTGAAATTCATCAAGGGTAAGACGTACTTGCAGATAGCTATGCAGGTAAGCGGTGGGAGAATCACAGAGGACGCAGTTGAAAAGAAGATAAAAAGATATATTTCAAAAAAATCTTGATTTGTCGGTTTTGTCGGTTTTTACTGTGTTATAATTTAAACTGAGGAAAGTGTAGATGTACCTCAGACTTGTACTTTCATGAAGTCACCTCCAATTTTCTAAGCCCCGTAAGGGGCTATGCAGAACGTGAGTGCATGAGCTCACGTTCTGCCCATACGGTCAGTTGGTTTCCCGACAAAGCCAACAGCATAATACTTGAACCACCGCCAAGCTGTGAACTATATTCTAGAGCTTCGGGCGGTGTATGCAGGTCGAGAGCGCACGAACTTAAAGCCTGCACCAGTGAAACTACTCCGCATAGTCATGAATATGTGTTGCTGTAAGTGTAATCGGAGTTAATGGCTTACAGGACAGCCTGACGTTAACGGGACCTAGCCGCAAGGGCTGAGCAGGCGGCGGCAAAAAATGCAGGTCGAGAGCGTGCCAGCTCAACATCTGCTCCACCATTTACAAAACTCCTTAAAATATTTTCACAAGAGGCACTCCTATGGGGTGCCTTTTGCGTTGGAAAACAAAAAAAGGCGGTGCTGAATTGAATAATAAACAACGCTATGAAAATTTACAGCACGGCTTTTATGCTGGTGCAGGTAAATATGATATACCTCAGCTGACAGGCTCAAAGATTACAGATTTTCCTGAACTTATTGGCTTTAATTATGCAAAGACGACAAAGAACAGGCAGAATAAGGGAGTACATTTCTTTCTTGATGATTATCAATTTCTCAGGCTTTGGAACAATCCGACCGCCTATCTTGATATTCTCAAAGGTTTCAGATGTGTCCTTACTCCTGATTTTTCACTATATGCTGATTTTCCGACAGCAATGCAGATATACAATCATTACCGCAAGCATTGGCTCGGTGCGTTTTGGGAAGATAACGGAATTGAAGTTATTCCAACTATATGTTGGAGCGACGAAAAGTCATTCAAATGGTGTTTTGACGGAGAACCTAAGGGTGGCACGGTGGCAGTATCATCTATAGGAACACAGAATGACAATGCTGCAAAAGCCGCATTCATATCAGGTTATGAGGTTATGTGCGAAAAACTTAGACCGGAAACTATATTGTTTTACGGCAATGTTCCAGACGAATGCAAGGGGAATATTGTACACATAAAAGCGTTTCAGGATAAATGGAAAGGAGCCAGGATAAATGGGTGGTAGAGGAAGTTCGAGCGGAATAGGTGTTGCTAGTGGTACAACGTCAGAGCAACGAACAGTTATGAAACGTTTCGAAAATGTTGCTAAAAAAAATGGATATTCAAAACCTGTTTTTAAAAAGCAGGGTGACGGTTCTATCTCGTTTGAATACTCAAGAGCAACCACTGTTCAAAAAGTTCATGGCGGCAGAATGCAATCAGCAGATAAAAATGATATTTATCAAAGAACGAAGACTCATCACGGCACGATCGGTAAAGATGGACTCGTATTGCGAGGTAAGACAACAGCAAACGACAAGCTCATAAAGCTTGGAAAGAAATAACATAGCGGCTGCATTTTGCGGTCGCTTTTGCGTTGTGTCGTAAAAAGTTCATAAATGTCGAAAACTTGAAGTATTGCATAAAAAAGGCAAAATGATTTTGTGCAGTAGGGAGAATTTTTGTTTATAACCTTGATATTTTATGCTTTATATGCTAATATATAGAAAATGAACAAAAGGAGGTTCTAAAATGGAACTTAGCAGAAAAGACAGAATAATACTTTTTAATCAGTATGAGATACTTAAACGCCTTGATACTGATAACGCTGAACAATATGAGATATATCAAGACATTCTCGCACAGGGGTTTGAATATGAATATGACGATATAGGTCCGTCGTTGTTTGAAGTGCCACAATCAGTTTCCGAAAAAGTGTATGAAATTTTAGGTATGTTTAGACGTATGGTCTTCTCTTTTGACAATCTTGAAGATGTGACAGGCCTAGATCGTGAAGACTATATGTTCAGAGGCTTTGACGGAAATGAAGAAACAGAACATTATGTTTACGCTAAATGGCTTGTGAAAAATAATCACAAGTTTGAGGAATTTGAAAATTGTGAGTTTAATAGCCATTGGAACATATTGCCTAGGTATGAAGAAATGCTTGAAAGATTTTATGAAGTTACAAAGGATAAAGAAAAAGGTATTTATTCAACGAACTTATCTGCTGATGAATTAAATTATATCATTGACAAAAAATAATCTTACGAACTGCTACAACAATGTGGCAGTTCTTTTTATATCCCAAAACAACAAAAAAAACCGAGGTGAGGTGAATGCCGAATGAACAGAATTTAATAGTTCCAAGCTCGAGTGAAGCTCGAAAAAATGGTGCAAAAGGCGGTAAAAAATCAGGCGAAGTCCGCAGGCGTAAAAAGACTATGAAGCAGGTAATGGACTTCCTGCTTGAACAGCCTGCCAATACCAGGGCGGACTATGAGTTTCTCGTGGAGCAGGGCATTGACCTTAACAGCCTTGACCCCGACTTCATAAATAATATGCTGCTTGTGAATGCGGCTCTTATGGCAAGGGCTAAGCAAGGGGACGTTGCGGCGGTGAAAGAGCTGCGTGACATTATCCGTGATGACGATATGCTCAAGCATAAGATAAAATACGATAACGCAAGGCTCAGGCTTGAAAAACAAAAGCTTGAGCCTGTTTCTATGCCTGATAAGGCGTACAGCGGTATCCCTGCGAGCCTTGTCGCTCCTACGTTCTCGCCTGTCCTGTTCGATATTGCAGAGCAGGAACATTCCGAGTATGTTTTCCCTGGCGGACGTGGTTCGACTAAATCTTCATTCTGCGGTCTGAACGTTATCGACCTGCTGATGAAGAACGAGAATATGCACGCCTGCGTCCTGCGTGCTGTGGCGAATACTCTTAAAGACAGCGTTTATTCTCAGATACTCTGGGCAATATCTGCACTTGGTCTTGATGATGAGTTTGCCTGCACAAAGTCGCCCCTTGAGATCACACGCATTTCAACAGGACAGAAAATATACTTTCGTGGTGCTGATGACCCGTACAAGATGAAGTCTATCAAGCCGCCTTTTGGCTATATCGGCATCGTGTGGTTTGAGGAGCTTGACCAGTTCGGCGGTGAAGAAGCTGTGCGAACGATAGAACAGTCTGTTATAAGAGGCGGCGAGAAAGCATATAAGTTCAAGTCTTTCAACCCTCCGAAGTCGGCTCAGAACTGGGCGAATAAGTACATCAAAGTGCCGAGAACGGACAGACTCGTTACCGAAAGCACTTATCTAACTGTGCCGAAAAAGTGGCTTGGCAAGCCTTTCCTTGATGACGCTGAATTTCTCAAAGAAACCAATCCCACTGCCTATGAGAACGAGTATATGGGCGTTGCAAACGGCACGGGCGGAAATGTTTTCGATAACGTCCTCATAAGAGAGATTACCGACGGCGAGATAGCACAGTTCGATAACATCTATAACGGCGTTGACTGGGGCTGGTATCCCGACCTTTACGCTTTTGTCAGAGTGCATTATGCCCCTGCTCAGCACACGCTGTTCATATGGCAGGAGTACACCTGCAACAAGACAAAGAACATTGATACCGCAAAGCATTTGCTGGAGCTTGGTATCACGGCAAACGATCTTATCACCTGCGACAGCGCAGAGAATAAGTCTGTTGAGGATTACAGAGCATATGGCTTGCTTGCAAGAGGTGCAGAGAAAGGTCCTAACAGCAGGGAGTATTCATATAAGTGGCTGCAATCTCTGCGAAGTATCGTTATAGATAACAAGCGTTGTCCTGTGGCTTGCGAGGAGTTCATCAACTGCGAGTATGACAGGGATAAAGAGGGCAACGTTATAAGCGGCTATCCCGACGGCAATGACCACGTTATCGACGCCGTTCGGTATGCAATGGAAAGAGTATGGAAAAGGCGGGGTCAGTAAGCTATGGGCATTATTTCAAAAATAAGGGAGTGGATAAGCAGAATGCTTTCAAAGTCAGATATAAAGGGCGTTTACGGCATTGATATCGCCGTGACGGACAGTATGATAAGAGCTATTGACAAGTGGGATAGAATGTATGCAGGTAATGCAGCACCCAAGGGAGTTCACTCTCTGCGGCTTGAACACGCTGTTGTGAGGGAGTTTGCAAACACGGCTATCAATGAAATGACCCTGAAAGTTTCCAACGATAAGCTTGATGCCATAATGAAAAACGCCCTTGAAAACCTCAACAAAAATCTGCAAAGAGGTCTTGCAACAGGAGCAATGATAATAAAGCCGTTGGGTACTGATAAGGTGCAGTATGTTCCGCAGTCGCAGTTCATTCCTGTGGAGTATGACGTGAACGGCAGGCTTATAAAGGTCATTTTCCCTGAGATAAAACGCATGGGCGATAATGATTACCGCATAAGGCTTGAATACCACGCTCTGGACTATGAAAAAGGGCTGACTATCACAAACAGGGCTTTTCGCTCCAATGACGGCGTGTCTCTTGGTGCTGAGATACCTCTCACGGCTGTTTCAGAGTGGGCGGAGCTTATCCCTAAGATAGCCTATCCTCTTATGCTGCGACCCTCTTTTGGCTATTATGTCAATCCTATCGACAATACAGTTGACGGTTCACATTCAGGAGTATCGGTGTTCGCAGGGGCGGAAGAAGTCATAAGAAAAGCTGATATCCAGTTTGGCAGGCTCGATTGGGAGTTTGAATCAGGAGAGCGTGCAATAGACGTTGACGAGGCTGTGTTAAGACCTGTGACAGACCCGTTCACAGGTAAGAAGCGTGCAGAAATGCCAAAGCTCAATGAACGGCTTTTCAGAGGGGTAAACGTGTCAGCTGGCACGAGCGGTGACTTTTATCACGAGTTCTCACCGCAGTTAAGGCAGGCTGATTTTATCGCAGGTCTTGAAGAATACAAGCGTGAGATAGAGTTTGCTGTGGGGCTGTCCTATGGTGATATCTCAAACCCTCAGACAGTTGATAAGACGGCAACGGAGATAAAGTCCTCAAAGCAGAGAAAGTTCGATACTGTCACGGCGATACAGAATAATCTCCGTGTCTGCCTTGAAGACCTCTGCTATTCGCTGGCGTTTTATAATGGGCTTACTCAAAGCGGTTATGAGCTGTCTGTGAACTTTGAGGACAGTATCCTTGCTGATGATGAAACAAAGCGTGCAAGCGATCGTCAGGACGTTTCTATGGGCATTATGCCACTGTGGGAATACCGAATGAAATGGTATGGTGAGGACGAGGAAACGGCTAAGAAAATGACCTCCGACAGCACCGCAGAGGTTATAGAATAATGCTCAAAGCAAGCGAGATAGAGCGAGTTTCAATGGTTCTTGACAAGCCCCTGCGTGACCTTGAAATGCAGATAATGGAGGATATCGTCCGTAGGATAAAGATAAACGGCGAGATAACACGTTCGGCGGATTGGCAGATATACAGGCTTCACGAGCTTGGAATGAGCAAGCGTGAGATAAAGAAAGCCATAGCCGATAACCTTGACCTCTCCAAAGCTGAGATAAAAGAGCTGTACAATGATATCCTACAAAAAGGCTATGAATGGGACGATAGCATATACAAGACCAAAGGCAAGACACGGATACCCCTTGAAGAAAATGAGGGCCTGCAAAGGCTGCTGTCGGCTGTATCGGAGCAGACTTCGGGGGAGCTTAAAAACATATCTCAGTCACTCGGATTTGCAGTAAAACAGCCTGACGGCAAACTTAAATTCACGCAGGCGGCAGACTTCTATCAGCAGAGTCTTGACAACGCCATAATGGGCATAGCAAGCGGAGCGTTCGACTATAACACGATCATAAAGAAAGTCATTTCGGATATGACGAACTCAGGTCTTCGCACTGTGGACTATGCCACAGGCTGGAGCAACAGAGCAGACGTAGCCGCAAGGCGTTCGGTGATGACAGGGCTTTCACAGCTAACCGCAAAAATGAATGAGGACAACGCCAAAGAGCTTGGCACGGACTATTTTGAAGTCACTTGGCACAGCGGAGCAAGACCCTCTCATCAAGAATGGCAGGGCAAGGTCTACAGCAAAAAAGAACTTGAAACTATCTGCGGTCTTGGTACTGTGACAGGTCTGTGCGGAGCGAATTGCTATCACGATTATTACCCCTTTATCCCCGGCATATCTGAGCGTTCCTATACAGATGAGGAGCTTGCACAGATGAATGCAGAGGAGAACAAGCCTGTTAAGTACGGTGATAAAGAGTACACAAAGTATGAGGCTTTACAGCGACAAAGAAAGCTTGAAACTGCAATGAGAGCTCAGCGACAGAAGATACATCTTCTTGAAGAGGCAGGTACAGACGAGGAGGATATCATCAACGCACGCTGCCGATATCGTGGCACTTCCCAAGAGTATACAAGGTTTTCAAAAGCAATGGGCCTGCCTCAGCAGAGAGAGCGTGTGAACGCCGACGGACTGGGGAATATCGGGGTGGGAAAAACCAAGATAGACTTGACGCAAAAAGATTATAGTGATATAATTGATATGAAAGGTAAGATGTCTGATATAGACGTGCGAAAGTGGTACAGACACCATAACAAAAATATCCCTCAGCTTATCGACAAAAGCAAGTCTATTGAAGAACAGGCAAGACAAGCTTGTGAACTGCGTAACAAGTATCGCTTTCAGGCAAGAGAGTTAATGGAAGATCAAAAAGCTCGTAAAACCCTTGACCAGACCGAACCTATCATTTCTTTTGAAGACTTGGTATCAAATAAAATGGTACGAAAAAACATGAGCAGAGAAGAAGCTATAGCAGACACTTTGAAGACCGCTGTAAAAACACGAAGATCAGTAGATAAAAGGTATGGATTGGATGATCAGCAATGAAAAAATATGAATACAATATTTGCACGGCTGCGGACAAAGAAATTTTTGAAAAGCAATGTGCAGCATTGGAAAAGCATATTCCAGGCATTGAACGGTCCGATATGCTGACAGATGTTGACGGCTCACAAACGCAGATATATGAATTAAACGGAAAGAAGATAATCGTACACAACAGTTATTATATTGACGCTGTGTACATTGATTCAGAAGTTGAACTTACAGAGTATTTCAAATGATAATTTTACCGCTTGACTAATGTCGGGCGGTATTTTTATACCCAAATATCGGAACTAAGCACCTTAACGGGTGCTTTTTTCATACCATTTCGTCCTTGATATGACGTTAAACTGTCAGACTTTCACACCGCAGACAGAGCGGTATATAAGCTATGTAGAAAGGACAAACATATGAAAAACATTTTTGAGATCCTTGCCGCTCTGGGTATCGTTATCCCTGAGGACAAGAAACAGGACATCACAAAACAGGTGGCAGAGAATTATAAGACTGTGGCTGAGTTTGAAAAGGTGAAAAGCCGCCTTGAGGTGGAGCGTGATAACTATAAGGACAGTCTTGATACCGCACAGAACTCTCTCAAAGAATTTGAGGGCGTGGACGTCAAGGAGCTTAACGGCAAAGTTGCACAGCTCACCGCTGACCTTGCTAAGAAAGATACCGAGTATCAGGCGAAGATATCTGATATGGAGTTTGACGCTACCCTTGATAACGCTATCTCGGCAAGCAAGGCAAGAAACGTCAAGGCTCTTAAAGCTTTGCTTGATGTGGAAACTCTCAAAGCTTCCAAAAATCAGGCTGAGGATATCAAGACGGCTATCGAGAACGTGAAGAAAGAAAACGATTATCTTTTTGAAAGTTCCGAGCCTATCAAGAACCCGGTTGCTCCCACAGGGACACCTGCCGCAGGTGAAGTGAGCAAGGAAACCTTTGCGAAAATGGGGTATATGCAGAGGCTGGAACTTAAACGAACAGACCCCGAAAAATACGAACAGTTGAAAGGATAGGATATTATGAAAATGACAAATGGCATTAGAATTTCTATGCAGTATTTCGCAGAGCAGACAAAGATCACCGACCTTATCGACCCTGAGGTAATGAGTGATATGATCGACGCAAAGATAGAGTCTAAGATAACTGTATCTCCCTTTGCGAAGATAGACAGAACACTCGTTGGCGTGCCTGGCGACACTATCACAGTGCCGCAGTACAAGTATATAGGCGACGCAGTTGATGTTGCAGAGGGCGTTGAAGCCGAAACTGTCAAGCTTGAAACAGACTCCACTCAGGCTAAGGTAAAGAAAGCCATGAAAGCGGTGGAGATAACCGACGAGGCTCTTCTCAGCGGCTATGGCAATCCTGCGGGTCAGGCGACTTCACAGCTTGCAATGTCTATCGCTTCTAAGGTGGACGCAGACAGCATGGACGCACTCATGAAAGCTCAGCTCATCTATGACGGCTCGGCTTCTGCTATCTCTTACAGCGGCATTGTTGACGCTGTTGACAAGTTCAATGAGGAGCTGAACACCGAAAAGGCTATGTTTATTAATCCTCATCAGAACTCACAGCTTAGAAAGGACCCGAACTTCATTTCAGCCGATAAGTATGACGGCAATGTGGTCATGACAGGCGAGATAGGCAAAATAGCGAACTGCCGTATCGTTCCGTCAAAGAAAGTTTCACTTAACGAGGCTATCCCAGAACAGTATGTGAGAGTTGACAGCGATGCAGAGGGTGCAAAGGAAGTTGTTGCGGACAGCACAGCTTCACCAACTGCTTCACAGATAAAGCTCGGCTCAGTAACGCCTTGTGCAGAGGGTTACGCTCCAAAGGTGGGTGACTATGTTGTAAAGAACGCCGCTGTCAAGGCTGGCACTTTCTACATATGCCCTATCATCAAGCTCAACGCTGATACTGAAACAGAGGACGAAACATCAGCTCTGACTATCTACCTCAAGCGTGACACCAACGTTGAAACAGAGAGAAGAAGCACAAAGCGCTGCACAGATATATCTGCTGACAAGCATTACACTGTGGCTATTTCAGACCAGTCAAAGGTAGTGCTTGCAAGATTCAAGAAGTAAAGAGGTGCGGCAGTATGAAAGCATATGCAAGCGAGAACTATTATATAGGCGTTTATCTTTGCGGCAAAGAGCCTGACATATCTGCCGCTTTTGATTTCTATGCAATGCAAGCCACAAGCCTTATGAAGCAATATACCCTTGACAACGTTGACGAGAACGATATCCCCGAAGAAGTGAAAATGTGCTGCTGCGAGCTTGCGGAGAATATTTTCAAGGCAGAGCAGGAGGGCGGCACTCAGGGGGTATCTTCCGAAAGCGTCGGGGGTTGGTCAAAGTCATATGAAAGCTCAGATATCCGCAGGCAGAACGCTGACAGAGCCGTTCACGATATCGTGTACAAATGGCTCAGCGGAACAGGGCTGCTTTACAGAGGGGTGAGGTAAATGCTTGCAAACAGCGATTGCACGGTGTATCTTTTTGACAAGCAGACAGAGGGATTTGTGCGGAAGTATGCAGAGAAAGTTTACTGGTGTGAGAATAAGTCGGGAAGTATCGTGAAAAGCGGTATGCAGACCTCAGACAGCACAAGGGTGTATTTCTATGACGATAATGCACCGAAAACCCCTGCAAAGGATATGCTTGTAAAAGGAAAATGCGAGTTTGAGTTTGATAATCAAACGCCGCAGAGCATATCTGAGAGCATGAAAATGTTCCGTGAGGAGTATGACTTTGTTACGGTAATGAGCATTGATGATTATATGTTCGGCGGTCTGCCACATATGGAGGTGAGCGTGAAATGAAGATAGGTCAGCCTATGGACAGCAGGGCTATCACTTGGGATAAGTCCTTTGCAGGCAAGTATTCAGAACGCTTTGATAAGGCTCAAAAGTTCATTGACGCCGAGTGCATAAGGCATATGGTGAAGTATACACCTACCCTCAGCACTAATCTGAGAAAGTCTGCCACGAGAGGCACAAAAATAGGCAGCGGCAAGATACAGTATCTTGCACCTTACGCACGCTATCAGTATTACGGCAAGCTTATGGTATCCTCTGTTACAGGCTCGTCTTACGCCCGACAGGGTGAAAAGAAAGTGCTGACGGACAAAGACCTTGTTTACAGCACTTTTAAAGAGCCACTTGCCGGTAAGCTTTGGTTTGAGCGAATGAAAGCCGACAAGAAACAGCAGATACTCAGAGGAGCGGCGGCGATAATGGGAGGCAAAGCGAAATGAACATAATCGAGCTTGTGAAAGATATCTTGCAGCAGTTTCCAAAAATATCGGAGGTTTGCAACGATATCCATATCGACTTTACCGACGATACGCCAACCAATTATGGCTTGTCCTCGACAGGCGACAGCCTTATAAGCTCTGATATTCTGGGCGGTCAGACAAGACAGCATAACTTCATTCTCTATGCGGTGTATCAATCTATGAATGACTTTGACAGAATGTCAAACAGCGGCGTGCTGCTTGAATTGCAGATGTGGCTTGAAAGCTATGCAGACAAGCATAGAGATACCACGTTCACTACCATAACAGAGGACGAGGAAAGAACAGGCGTTCTTGAAAAGCTCACCTGTGCAAACGGAATGATATATGCAATACCAAACGAAAACACAAACGATACTGTGCAGTATCAGTTGCAGATAGCGGCACAGTATCAGATATAAAAGGAGGAAAACATATGCCTGATTATTCATACAAGAGCGGAAAGCTCAACAGAAGCCATCTTCTGCATTATCTTGACACTACATTCGCAGCGGTCGCCTCATCACCAAGCTGGTATCTTCTCGGCAAGGACGTTGAGGACGCAAGTGTGGCACTCAACCCTGACACTTCCACAAAGAAGAATATCCTTGATGAAACCACAGTTGAGGACAACGGCTATGAGCCTGAGTTCGACCTTGACACATTCTATGCAAAGCCCGGTGACGCACTTTACGAAAAGCTCAAGGATATCATGATGAATCGTCTTACCGGTGACGCCTGCAAGACAAGCGTGCTTGAGGTCATCGTTGACAAGACCACAGGTGCGTATGACGCATGGACGGAAGATGTCATAGTCAAGCCGCAGTCTTATGGCGGACCGCAGGGTGGCGTAAATATCCCGTTCAACTGCACCTTTGCAGGAAACAGAGTGAAAGGCTCTGTCACTTTTGCGGCAGGCGTGCCAACGTTTGCAAAGACTACGGAAGAATAAACTATATGACAAACATATGAAAGCACTTCGTTCAGAGTGGAGTGCTTTTTGTTTGCCATAATACAGAAAGGACGATAGAAATGTCAATGCAGTCAATAAATTTTAACAGCGGCAATTACAAAGAGTACGCTATAAACGGTGACGAGAACAGAGTGATAAGGATAAACGTGTCAGACGTTGGTATCATCACTAGGATACAGGACGCTATGAGCAAGGCTGACAATATCGCAGAAGAAGTGTCAGAACGTGAGAAGAATGAGGACAGAACTCAGCTTCTCAAAGAGTATGACCAGCGTGCAAGAGAAATGGTCAATGACATATTTGGAAGCGATGTGTGTACGGCGGCGCTCGGAAGCGTGAACGTGTTCTCTGTGGCTTCAAACGGCAAGCCTGTGCTTGTGAACTTCCTTGAAGCGCTTCTTGTGGTGGTGGTGCAGGAGATAAAGTCAGCACAGACGGCGGCTCAGATAAAGCTTGAAGAAAAGGTGGAGAAGTACACCGCACCTGTTATCGCTCATCAACATATTGCTCAGCCTGCGGTCAACGTGGCGGAGCTTTCTGACGAGGACAAAAAGGCTCTGCTCAGGGAGTTGCTGAAATGATAGGCAGTTTGCCAACAGCCCTTGAAATAGACGGCAGAGAGTATGCCATACGCTCGGATTTTCGAGTAATCCTGCAGATCTATTCAGCCTTTGCAGACCCTGAACTTGACGAGCGTGAAAAGTGCTATGTGTGTCTTAAATGCCTTTACGCTGAGGATATCCCACGAGAGCATTTGCAGGAGGCTGTCAACAAGGCTTATTGGTTTGTGGGCGGTGGAGATGTTCCCCAGGAGAGCGTTCAGCCTGCAAAGACTATTGATTGGGAGCAGGATGAGAGTATTATTTTTCCTGCGGTGAACAAGGCGGCAGGCTTTGAAACGAGGACGGTAAAATATCTTCATTGGTGGACTTTTCTTGGCTATTTCAATGAGATAGGCGAGGGGCTTTTTTCGTCTGTTATAGGCATACGGCAAAAGCTTAACAAGGGCAAAAAGCTTGAAAAATACGAGCAGGAGTTTTACAGAAACCACTGCAATATGATAGACCTTAAACGAAAGCTCTCAGCAGAAGAGCAGAGGGCTGAAAACGAGGACAAAGAGTTTTTGAAACAACTGACGGGAGGTGAATGACAATGGCTGACGGGTGCTTGAATTTTGACACCAACATAAACAGCGAGGGCTTTGAAAAGGGCTTGAAAAGCCTTTCTGATATGGTGGGGGATATCAAGCCAAAGCTTAAAAGCCTTGCAATGGCTGTGACGGCTGCATTCTCCGTCAAGAAGCTTGTGGACTTCGGCAGGCAGTCAATAGAAACAGCCTCAGATCTTGCGGAAGTTCAGAACGTTGTTGACACGGCTTTCGGAGAGTCCAAGCAGAAAATGGAGGACTTCGCTGACACGGCTGTTAAGACCTATGGCATTTCAAAGCTCACCGCAAAACAGACAGGCTCAAACTTCATGGCTATGGCGGCAGGAATGGGGCTTGCCAATGACAGTGCAAGCGATATGGCTATGGCTCTTACAGGGCTGTCGGCGGATATGGCGTCATTTTATAATGTCGGTCAGGACGTGGCAAGCACGGCGCTGAAATCAATTTTTACAGGCGAAACTGAGACCCTCAAACAGTTCGGTATCGTTATGACGGACGCCAACTTGCAGGCGTATGCGCTTTCAAAGGGTATAACGAAGTCAACTGCTGATATGTCGCAGGCTGAAAAAGTCCAGCTGAGATACAACTACGTTATGTCACAGACGGCTCTTGCTCAGGGGGACTTTGCAAAGACTTCTGACAGCTGGGCAAACCAGACAAGAATACTTTCTGAACAATGGAAAGAGTTCGGAGCAACTATCGGCACTGTGCTGATGAACGTTCTTCTGCCTGCTGTCAAGGCGATAAACAGTCTGCTTTCACAGCTCATAGCTTTGGCACAGGGGGCAGCGAGGGCACTTTCAGAGGCGTTCGGTTTTGAACTAAGCAACAGTGCAGACAAGGCTCAAAGCATAGTGAAAAGCACCTCTCAGGCGGCGGATAATTACAGCGATATAGCCGACAATGCACAGCAGGCTCAGGAGGCACAGGAAGGCTCTCTTGCAAGCTTTGACCAGATGAACAAGCTGAATGATGAGAGCAAGTCAGACAGCACTGGGGTCAGCGGAGCTGGGGAGATAATGCAGCCTTCCGGGACTAGCGTTGAGGTGGATACGGGTAAGGCAGATAAAAAGCTGTCTGACTTTTTCACATCAGTGAGAACTCAGTTTGAAAAGCTTGCAGACTATCTTGATAAGAATTTTAAGCCTATTTTCGCCGATATATGGAGCGGACTTGAAAGAGAGAGCATTGAACTTGTTCAGATACTCGGCGGAGTTTTCAGCGATATAAAGTCGCTTTCCGAGCCGCTCAAAGCTTATTTTATAAACGATTTTACACCGCTTATGCAGACCGCTTTCAGCACGCTTGGCAAGATAGGCATAGGACTTTTTGACAGCTTCAACAAGGTGTTTTCTGATATCTGGAATGTGGCAGTGTTCCCTATACTGCAAAACTTCCTCACTGTAGGATTACCCCTAATGGCGGATTTTGGCACGCAGGTATGGAACACGCTAGGCGTACTGTTTGACAACATAAAAGAGATCTTCGATACCTTGTGGAACGGCGTTGCACAACCTGTGTTGAACGCCTTGAAAACACTGTGGTGCGATACTTGGCAGAGCATTTCAGACTTTTGGAACGAGTGGGGACAGCCTATATTTGACGGCATAAACGAGGGTATAACCACCACAAAGAACGTATTCCTCAACCTGTGGGAAACAGTCTTGAAACCTGTGTTTGACAAGCTCATGGACGTGGCTGACAGCGTTTGGACGGAGCACTTGAAACCTCTGCTTGATGAGTTTCTCGACTTTGTTGGAACACTTATCACAAGCGTTCTGAGCATTTACAACAAAGCCATAGCACCTGTTGTGAACTGGCTTGTGAGCATACTCGGACCGATAGTCAGCAGTGTGCTTGGTAAGATAATAAAGATAGTGGGCAATGTCATAAGCAATATAATTGACGCCGTGAAGAACATCATTTCAGCACTTAAAGGCGTTGTGCTGTTCATAGCGGGAGTGTTCACCGGTGATTGGAAAAAAGCTTGGCAGGGTGTAAAGAAGATTTTCAAAGGCGTATGGGACGCACTTGTTGACATAGCAAAAACACCTATTAATTTGATAATCGGGCTTATAAATGGTCTGACAGGTGCAGTTGAGGACGCTTTGAATTGGATAATCGACGGCATAAACGAGCTGAGCTTCACAACACCTGATTGGCTTCCCGGTGATCTTGGCGGTCAGACATTTGGCTTTGACCTAAGCCAAATTGATATCCCCGAAATACCCAAACTTGCCCAAGGTGCAGTAATACCGCCGAACTCTGAATTCCTTGCAGTTCTGGGCGATCAGAAGCGTGGCACGAATATCGAGGCACCGCTTGATACTATCACGCAGGCTGTTTTGCAGGCTCTTGTGTCATACGGCGGAGCAGGCGGAAATCAGAAGATAAGCGTTACCATACCGCTTACGCTCAATGGCAGGACTATTACACAGATAGTTATTGATGATATCAACGACTATATCAAGCGCAACGGCAGGTCGCCCATAAGGGCATAGGAGGTGCAGAAAATGAAAAGCAGAGGACTTATATTCGGAAGCGAAAGGGTCGCCACACCTGCGGAAGTGAGCTTTACAAACAACAAGATATGGTCGAACAATGCAGGGCGGACGGCTAACTGCAAAATGGTGGGCGATATAAGAGCCATAAAGAAAACTGTCACGTTGAAATGGTATCATCTCACAGGCGAGGAGACGGCAAAACTCAATGAGTATATCTCCAACGTTGACAGTCCGTTTTTCAGTATCACGCTCCTTGATGAGACATTTCAGGAAAGCACTTTTGACGTTTACGCAGGCGACCCAACTTATGAGGTTTTTGGCTGGGACGAGAACAAGCAGTTCTGCAAAGGCGTTGCGGTGGACTTGATAATGCAGTAAGGGGGCGTTTGAATGTACAAAACAGGGGAGCTTGTGGCACAGCGTATTGAGAGCTATTGCCGTACTTGGCGTTTGTGGATAGAGAATGCAGAGGGCATTATATCAGGCGACAGCATTATGTCAGCTGATAGCTCCACGCAGGCAACAAGCCTTTCCGATGATATCGAGCTGGGTGCCGTGTGTTCGCAATCGTGGAACATGACCATAAGTGACACTGAAACAGCGTTTCTTGGTAAAGAGTATGACACATATCTGTATCTCGTAGACTACGAAACTAGCGGCATACTTGGCGACGAAAAAATACCAATGGGACGTTTCACCTGCGTGAAGTCAAAAAAGTCGGGCGGCAGCGTTCAGCTGACAATGGCGGACAGACTGTACTTTTCGGATAAACCATATGTGCCGCATATCCCTATGCCAAACTGGAATAAAGCCGTTGAAGACGACATTTGCAGACAGCTTGGCTTGCAGAACGGCAATGATTATACAGAGGTGCGACTACTGCGTGACAAGAACGGCAGAAGGCTGATAGATAAGAACGGCAAGGTGCTGTACTCAAAGTATTTCTATTTCAAGGTCAGCTCAGTGCCAAAGGACGTGACCATGCGGCAAATGCTGTCTTACCTTGCCTCAGCTCAGGGACAGTTCGGGTATGTTGACAGGTACGGAAAGTACGTCCGAAAGTGGTATGGCAAGTCTGTGAAAACATTGGATAACAATACGATAGACCTGCCAACACTGTCAGAAAGGCAGAACGCTATCGTGGGCATTATCTGCAAAGTGAGTGATGATGTAACGTTGTCGCTTGGTGTGACAGATACAACACAGGGACGTGTGCTAGAGTTTGAAAATCCATACATGACAGAGTCTTTGCTACAATCTCTGTGGCGCAGGATAGGAGGTTTTTCGTGGTACACTACCGAATTGTACCACAGACTTGGTGACCCACGTTTCGACATAGGTGACGTGGTGACCTACACCAACGGCGCAGACAGCTATGACATACCAATAACGAATTTAGGATTTACCTTTGACGGCGGACTGAGTGCTGATATTTCGGCGGTAGGTTTGTCGGTAGAAGAACAGCTTTAAGGGGGTGAGATAATGGCTGATGAAAATTTGACATTGACACAAGACATCACAGAAAATGACTATCCTATGCAACACGCAGGTGAGGAAATCGATGAAATACTGAGCCGAGCCGGCAAGATACACTATGGCACTGTGGAATACAAGATGACGAAAGCGAATCCATTGATGCAGATACCGCTTGGACTGACCTTTGCACCTAAACAGGTAATAGCAACGCTACGGCAGACAGACACACCAACACCATATCAGAACTACTGCACCCACGTTTATGGGTCAGGAACGTCATACTATATGAGTGTCTGCATGGGAGCTAATAACGGGCCAACATTGGAAACCGTTCCAACAGGAACATACTATGTTGACTACATTGCAATAGAGTAAAGAGGGGTGATTAAATGACGATAACATTAAATGCAGATTATGACGTAACACTGAACACTGCATTGCTGGGCTATGTCGGTGAAACTAATGCCCGTCCTGTGTCTGTCGAGGGCATGGAGATAGACGGCGCAGACCGCTATGTGCTAACGATAGACTACGGCGACGGCGTTCAGTACGAGGTCGATATCACAGGCGGACAGTGGACACCAACGGCTGATATACTGCGTTCAGCGCAGACAGTTTCGTGTCAGATATGTGCGAAAAAACTTTCAGGGCAGGAATACATACTGGTTAAAAAATCACGAATTTTCCGCCTGAGAATAGGTGCAGCTATCGGTGATAATGCTGTGCCGTCACCTGACGTGGCTATGGATGCGTTAGACCGCATAGATGCCATAGGCAGGCAGGCGCACGCAGATATGCAGACAGCTGTCACCGCCGCAGAAACGGCTACTACAGCGGCTGAAAACGCAAAAAAATCTGCCACAGCCGCAGAGAAATCAGCCGATACGGCAACGCAGGCGGCAAGCCGTGCGGAAACCGCAAAGACAGCGGCTGAAATGTCCGCAACACAGGCAGACACTGCAAGGCAGAGTGCAGAAACCGCACGTCAGCAGGCGGTCGCTGCACAGAATAACGCTAAAATATCCGCAGCCCAAGCATCTACATCGGCGCAGCAGACCGAAGCTGATAAGACTATAACGGCAGGCTATGCTAAAACCGCCAAAAACTGCGCTGACAGCACTGCAGCAGACAGGCAGGCGGTGCAGACGTTGGCAGAACAGGTGACAGCCGACAAGGCTACAGTGGCAGACCATGCCGCTAAGGTTGCAGAGGACAGAACAGCTGCTGAAACAGCTGCACAGAAAGCACAATCCATAGCTGATAGTTTGCCTGATGATTATGTGACGGCTGTCGGGAAGATAGCCGAGAATACTGCTGAAATAGCTAACGTGAAACTAACGGACAAGGAACTGCAAAGGCGTGTGGACGCACTGTATTCCATTGGTCAGGGTATCACACACCGGTTTGAAACTGATACAGATACGGCATATCAGAAAGCAGTGCCTACAGGCGGTAAGCTGATGAGTGTGAAGTCAATAGGCGGTCATTCTGAGGTCATTGACGGTGAGATTGTCAGCGCAGGCACGGAGAGCGTTGTGGAGCAAGGAAAGAATTTGTTTGACTACACCGACAAAATTTACCATGGGGCGAATGTAAGCAAGATTGAAAATGGTGTTATTTACACGAAACAATTATTGACAACTGTCTTAAATATTCCGACTGTTGTCGGCAGTAAATATACGCTGTCATTCAAAGTAAAATCAAGTGGAGCTAATCAAGGCGGTTTGCGTTGGTCACTACAGAAAGGAAAAAACACATCATACGCACATGATAGTTCGCTGATAAAATCAGAAGTAGGTTATGCGGCAAACGCAGAATATCAGGCAGTAGCTACGTTCGTAGCAACTACTGATTTTGTGTCACTGTGCACCATAATGCTTATGGTTTATGACGTTCAGCTAGAAAATGGTGATACCGCTACCAATTATTCTCCATTCTATCAGACCGCCTACCAAATTCCAGAGGCAATCCGCAATCTGCCTGGCTATGGCTGGTCAGCAGGAACGGCACGAAACTATGTGGACTATGAGAACAAGAAATATGTGCAATGTGTGAGCAGCGTTGACTTGGGAACGCTGGATTGGGAATTTAACACGACTTCCGCTGTTGGACATCATTTCTACGCACCTGCGAAACATCTCAATTTTAAATATCTAGGTGTATTTGGAACAACAGTTTATAATGCATTGTGCAGTAAATATAGAACAGTTGCGAGAAGTTCCAATGTATTTGTCGATAAAACACTCACAATAGACGGAGTTACCGTAGTTTCACAGATTCAGGTCAAAGATACAGCCTACCCTGATGCCACCGCATTTAAAAAGGCAATGCAGGGTGTAATTCTGTACTACGAACTAGAAACACCAATCGTCACCGATATTTCTGACCTGCTAACAGAGGATTTCCTGCGAAACGTCGAAGTCGAAGCAGGCGGTTCAATCACGTTCAAAAACAGCAATGACAGTTATCGGATACCAGTGCCGTCAGAGGAAGAGTATATCGTAAAACTGAGTGAAGTAGGAGGTAGCGTATGACGGAGTTGCAGAAAAAGATGGTCGAGAAGCTGGGGCTGACGGAAGACAATTTTTGCAAGCCCAAAGTCACTGAGATAGACAGAATAAAGGCAAACGTCGATTTTTTGGCTATGCTGAACGGTGTTGAGCTGAATGAGGTGAGCGGTGATGAGTAAAAACTATGCAAAGGTCAAGAGATACTATGACAGCCGTTTGTGGTCGGTTGCTATGGTACACACCGCCGTCGGCAAGTGGATCACGGTTGAGGAGTATGAGATGATAACAAAGGAGGTATACCATGAAGCAGAAGTTAGCGAAACTCATTGATGTAAAGTCCATTGTAACGCTGTTCTTGACAGCGGTGTTTTGCGTGCTGGCACTTCGCCGCACGATCTCAGCAGAGCAGTTCATCACGGTGTTTACTGTGGTGATATCGTTCTACTTTGGCACACAGAGTGCAAAGAAAAGGTCGGGTGATGATGAATGACGGAAGCGATCATAGTTGCACTGATAACAGCTGCTTCGGCAGTAGTGTGTCAGCTTGTCATAGCATCTAACAGCCGTAAGACTATGCAACAGGCGCAGTATGATAGCCAAAAACTTATCGAGTACAAGATAGACAAGCTGTCTGAGCGTGTGGACAAGCACAACAGTGTTATTGCTCGCACCTATAAGCTGGAACAGGATTATGCGGTGGTCGCTGAACAGATAAAGGTCGCAAACCACCGCATCGAAGATTTAGAAAGGAAGTAATTTTATGGCAAAGACATTTAAGGGCATTGACGTTTCGCAGTATCAGCAGAGCGTTGACTTCAAGAAGGTCAAGGCTTCGGGGGTCGATTTCGTTATCATTCGTGCAGGCTTCGGCAAGTATGCTAATCAGAAAGACCCATATTTTGAGAAAAACTACAAGGCTGCAAAGGCGGCAGGGCTAAAGGTTGGTGCTTACTGGTACAGTTATGCGGCAACTGTTGTGGAAGCAAAGGCAGAGGCTCAAACTTGTATCAACGCTATCAAGGGCAAGACGTTTGAGTATCCGATATACTTTGACCTCGAGGAGCGTTCACAGTTCGCAAAGGGCAGAGCATTTTGCAACAGCCTTGTCAAGACTTTCTGCAATGCACTTGAACACGCAGGCTACTGGGCAGGACTGTATATCAGCCGTTCGCCTTTACAGCAGTACATATCTGCCTACGTTGCTAAGAGATACGCTCTGTGGGTCGCTGAGTACGGCTCACGCTGCAACTACGGCGGTACTTATGGTATGTGGCAGTACAGCTCCACTGGAAGGGTCAGCGGTATCAGCGGCAATGTTGATATGGATATCTGCTATGTGGACTATCCTGCGAAGATCAAGACAGCAGGCTTAAACGGCTTCAAGAAGCAGGCTATCAGACCGACTAGCAAGCCGACTACAAGCTCCACCAAGAAGACAGTGACGTACACTGTGAAGCGTGGAGACACGCTCTCTGCTATCGCTAAGAGGTACAAGACCACTGTTGCGAAGCTTGCTAAGGATAATGGTATCAAGAACGCTAACCTCATTTATGTGGGGCAGAAAATTAAGATTAAGTAGGTAGAATTTCAGCCGTCTCGGAGTGATCTGAGGCGGCTGATTTTTTGTTTAGTATATAAGAACAATCGTGTAAAAATCGTGTACAAAAAAAGAAAACCACCGTATTTACGGTGGTTTTCGTATGCTTGGCGGAGAAGGAGGGAT